ACATACACTTTACTGTGCTTAGGGGCGTTGATGTTTCTAGTGACTGTGCCCGTGGCTGTCCAGTTGATGACCGCAGCCCGTGCTTGGTTAGCTACGCCGTCTGTTGTGGTCAGTGTTGTGTCTGCGTCTGCGCTAAGTGTGGTTGTGCCAGCCACTGCTGAGTCCAGCAGGGATGTGATTGAATCGTTAACTGTATAGCCCCAAAGACCAGCCAAGTCACCCGTTGTGGGTAACGCCAATCCAAGGTTCGTTGTGTAATCTACGACAGCCATATTTATTCCTTAAACAACCAGCCAACGCTGACCGCTGCCAACCGTTACAGTTACGCCAGAACCCACAGTCACAGGCCCGACGCTGATTGCATTTTTGTTTGCTGGGAAAGTGTAGTTGTTGCTGATGACAATATCATTCAAAGACACAGGCGCTTCTACCGCAACCGTGCCCCAAGCAAACGCCGATCCGTTCCAGTACAAGTAAGTGTTAGATGTTGTGGGGGCTACCGCAAAGTTTGTTGTTCCAGCAGATGTGTTGTACACAAGGCGATTAGCCGCTCCGCCAGCTACATTTGTAGCAGTTGTTGCAGTGGTTGCGTTACCTGCTAAAGCTGCCGTGATTGTTCCAGCAGCAAAATCCCCAGAGCCATCCCGTGCTACCACCTTGGAAGCTGTGTTAGCCGAAGTCGCATCAACGGTTGCTGTTACAGCAGCAGAGCCGTTAAAACTTGTGCCCGTCAGATATGTACCCAACGTCAGCGCATTCGCCACAGACCCAGCCGATCCAGAGATGTTGCCCGTTACAGCAGAACCGTTGATTGCAATGTTGGTATTGGTTACAGAAGTAACTTGACCTTGCGCATTGGTTACAAACACAGGAACCGCAGAAGCAGAGCCGTATGTGCCCGCAGTGCCCGTATTAGCAATGTTGAATGTGTAGGTTGGGGACTCGCTCAGTCCTGTGCCAGCCGTGTAGGTGATCGGGGCAGAGAACTGCTGGAAAACAATCGGTGTTGTGCCAATTGTTATAGGAGGGGCGGTCTGCTGAACCCAAGCGGTATTAAGATTGGCTACGCCGCTAGTAACCAAGAAGAAGTCACCTTCATCAATTTGGTCAACTCCGGTTCCAACAGAATCAAAGTCTGTAGCGCGGGTCAGAATGTAAGGCGTTCCAGCGGAACCAACTTGTGTCACAACATACACGCCGTTATTTGCGCCAGCTACTTCATTCTTAACAAGTATGCGTTCCGCAACAATAGTAAGCGTTGAGTCCACAGACAGAGCGCCGTTAGCGTTTGCTGTCAGCGTTGCCCCTACACCGGATGTTCCGTTGTTGTATGTATTAGCTGGTAGTGCTGCGGTTGTTGCCAAAGCAACAGCTTCGTGGAAGTGAATACCAGAGGCAATAGCGTCAGCGTACTGCTTATTAACAATATCCGTATTGTTAGTTGGAGCCGTGGTAATTGTGCCGGTAGTCAACGCCGCAGAAGTTGCGGTGATTGCTCCAAAAGACTGTTGAACTACTTCCGTCCCCGCTTCGTTTTGATACGCCGACCGTGAAGATGGGTACGTACAGAACACATCTACTGCGCCTGTAAAATTAACCAAAGCTCCGCCAGCAGAAGAAGACAACGGTGTGGCGTTACGGCTTAGGGTTGTACCAGAAGATGTGTATGTACCGTAGTTAACTTCCCACGCACCAGACGCAGAATCAACAATAGCAAAGTACGTTGTATTTCCATTACCAATTGAGGAGAATGATTGAAACCCAGAGGCTGCACCGCCCAATGTGATCGTGCCTGTACCCGGTGCGGCAGCGGTTTCTTTGACCCGATCTCTTAATACTAAAGCCATGATAAATCCTTAAGTCGGTATATTTTGCCAATTTGGGTCGGGTGGCGTTTGATCAGTTGGAATAGTGCCCCAAACCAGCACATTACCCACGGAAACAGTTAACTGTAACCCTGCTGGGTACACGTTTGCAATTTTTAGTTTGTCGTATGCATCTAAACCACTTGCCAACTCAGCCACTGTTGCATTAACAGATGTTGTGGCCGTAGCCAATCCGTTACCCGTAGCGGATTCAGATACGGATACTAAAATTAATAAACCGCCAGCGTTTGTGTCAGACCCTGTAGCAATTTCAGCAATTGCCGCTAACACCGTGGTTATGGCTAACTGAGCGTCTGTAGCTCTGGCTGCTTCTGATATTGAAGCCAATACAGTGCTGATTGCTACTTGTGTAGCTGTACCGGTCACTGTTTCTGCTTGGCTTGCAACCAATGTAGAAGCTATAAAATTTTGAACAGCGGTGGCGGTTCCGCCTTCAGCACGAACCGCAGTCATGATGTTGTTTAAACTAATAAACGTTTCAGCCGCTGCCGCTGTTTCTGCAATGTTTCCGCCCAACAAGCTATCTTGGGAAACAGAATCTAAGCCTGTAGCAGATTCATTTAACGCAGAGGCAAGCGTTTTCCCGCCCTGCGAGGCGAAGGGTGCTTGGGCAAATGCAACATCTCCAAACACCACAGTACCTATTAGGCTGCGTCAAGCGAGAACGTGTAAGTTACGTTCAGTGTATCGCCGTTATCAACAGTCTTATCACCACCGGTAAAGTCACCAGCAGAGAATAATACACCTGACGTACCCGAAGCTGCGGTTGTCAACAAAGCGCCAGCAACCACAGTACTGTTAACCAACATGGCAAAAGATGAAGGTGATGCAGAGTTTGTAATGACGGATGGGTCAGCAGTTGTTGCCGTGCCAAATGTGACTGCCTTGCGGTTACCTGTGTAGGCTGTGCCGGGAACCAATTCTGTCCAACCAGCATGTGAAGCCAGAGTATCAGCAGCGGCGTATGTTGTGCCTGAACCGGGGCCTTGGACTAAACCCAAGTACCAACCGGCTGTGTAGCCTGAACCTTGGAAATACTTGCTGTTCATGTCTTGCAAGCCTTCGTTCACAACCAAGTTGTGGAAGGTATCAGACCACTTCTCAACGCCATCAGCGCCTACGCAAGTAACGGTAAAAATACCACCAGCGCCAACGCGCTCAGTGGAACCCTTGTTTGCAGTCAAGCTTGCTGACACGAGGTCTTGGGCTTTTGATGTTTCTGTACTCATGATAAGTCCTTAAGATATGCGCACGATGGCGCTGTTCGCATCGGCAGTTGGGAAAATAATTTGGAAAGTGTCGTTGGTTACTGTTTTATCAGCACCAAAATCTAACACGGCGATGGATTTGTTACCCTGCGTTGAGTTGTAAATTAACGCACCACGGGCAGTAAATGAGGCGCTAGTCCAGCTTGTGTTGTTGAACGAAACAAAAGCTGTAGGTACTGCGCTTTGGTTATTGCCTGACGTAGGGAATTGACTGATAACTAGCGTATTGCCGCCGGTTGTATACCCGCTGCCGTTTGCTACTTCGCCGGTCATACCACCCGCGTAAACGGTAGTGCTTGCGCTTAGATCTGCTGCCGCTGTAAACAGTGCAACCTTGAATGTGTTTGGGCTTGTAGGGCCAAAGTTGTGAACAGCTTGGAGAAGCTCGACCTTGCAACTTGTGGTTACTGTTTGAAGAATGCTCATGATACTTGTACCCTAACTTGACCGTCGCGGTAAGCGTCAGCCCGTTGTTTGCCGTCACCCAAGTTCTTCAGCAGGGCAATGGCCTGCACGTAACGATCTTGAGCTAATTTCATCATATCGGCCTCTTGACGCATATAAACAAATGCTTCACAGATTGTCCCATATAACAGCGTGGAATCAAAGTTATCTCCAAGCCAAGTTGTACCAGCGGTAACAATAGACTCAGGGTAGTAGTAATAATGCAACTCAGCCATGTATGCCAAGTTAGGTGTCGGGCCAACAATGAACGTCAATTCATTTACGTCTGCTGACTGAGGGCCAAAGATACCATAGTGTTTTGGCTCACCACGGGTTGCAGTCTGTGGATATGCTTCACGAATGAAGTTCACATCTTTGTTCAACAGGAACAAGAAGTCACCTTGAAAGATGATAGTACCCGAGACAGTACCGGTGCTTGCTTGCGTCAAATAAACCGTAGTTCCGGTCACTGCGCGAACATAAGTCCCAGACGGAATGTTTGCGTTAGCTACAGACTGCCCTATGGCGATGCCTGTTGCATCCGCTACAACAACCGTAAAAGCACCGGAAGTGCCTGTGGCTGTGGTAGTGATGACGGGATAGATTGATAAGCTGTACGGCGACAGGAAGTCATATGGACAAGCCAAGTACTTATTGCCAATATTCAGTGAGCCTGTCACGTTCTTTCTCAAGTTGGCAATCTGCACCGTGTTATAGATGCGCTGCTCCGCCTGACGGATAAATGTATCCATGTCAGTCGTTGGGAAAGTATTCTCGCAGTAATCAGTTACTGCAATGACAAGCTGGCTGTAATTCATGCCATCGGGCCTCTAGACATAAAGCCTTTGGTAGCTGCACCTGCACCACGCATTTTTATACCAGACGTTTTAGCGGCTGGTTGTGAACGGCGATACACGTTGCCTACAGCCATATTGACTGTGCCAGCATCACTGTGGTCAGGGCCAGAGCCGGGATTGTCAGTAGCCTTAACAACTTTGCCCGTCATAGTATGTGGCGTAGCATAGACTTCGGCATCGCCAACTTCTTTGCCCATCATCTTTTTGCTAAATGTAGCCATAATTAACCTCGTTTCTGTGCGGCAATCTTTGCCAAACCACGACCCATAGTCTTCATGTCAGAGTTGGTTTTACCCTTACCCTTGCCTTTGCCGCCCATCATTTCTTTTTGGGAAGGGCCGCTGGTAGGGAAAACTTGAACATCAGTTTTACCCTTTTTTGCGATGCCATCGGCTGATTTTGTGTATGCCATATTAAGCTCCTATCTGTATCGTTACTGTACCAACTTGTGCAGCTAATGCCAAGTAGTTTGGCGTTAAAGCTGAATCAAAAAACCTAGATCCGCCAACCGGATTCCATCCCCACTGAATATCCCGCGAACCACCTCCGGTGAACCCGTTAGCGTTTACACCAGAGGTTACATACGTTGTATCCCTACGTGGATTGCGCAAAGCTTGAGGATCATCCACCGGAAACGTTCCCAGCATTAACTGCGGCTGGT